AAGGTCAGGTAGTCTTTGTAACTGTGAAGTCTAAGTTCCCTATCCGCATCTATGACACTGACAGTAACGAGATTACAGGCATCCTAGTGGGTAACGGCTCTAAAGGTAAGGCTGTGCTTTCTTACTACGATTGGAAGTCACCAGCAGGGCAGGCAGGACGCAGCCCAGAAATGTACAAGCTGGTAGTCACTGACTTGATCCCCTACGGAAACAAAGAAGAACACGTAGAAGTAGATATGGATGAAGCCTTGTGATATTAATTGATGCAGACATACTGGTCTATCGCATAGGCTGGTCTTGTAATAGCGAATCTAAGAAGACTGCCGTCAGCACCATTGACGGCTTTATCTCTGACATTCTGTTACAGCTCAACGTAGACGAAGAAGAAGACGAGTATGTTCTGTATCTCACTGGCAAAGGAAACTTCCGCAAGGAATATGCCGTTACTGCTGAGTACAAAGGAAATCGTAAAAATAAGGAGAAGCCAGTGCATATACAGGCGTTGCGCCAACACCTTATTGACAAGTGGGCTGCTGTAGTTACTGAAGGAGAAGAGGCAGATGATGCCATAGCTATAGCAGGAACACTACACGGTGATAAAGCCATCATGGTCTCTTTAGACAAGGACTTTGACCAGATACCGGGCTGGCATTATAACTTTGTTAAGCACAGTAAGTATTATGTTAAGCCAGAGGAAGGCTTACGTTTCTTCTACCGCCAGATACTGATGGGTGACAGGATTGATAACATCATGGGCATCAAAGGTATTGGTGAGAAGAAGTCAGAGAAGATTCTAAAGGACTGTACTACTGAGCAGGAATTCTACGATAAGTGCGTAGAGATGTACGAGGGTGACGAAGACAGAGTGATAGAGAATGGTAGGATGCTCTGGCTGCGTAGGTACGAAGGTGAGATATGGGAGTTTAAAAATGACTAACAGAGTAGGCGAGTATAGTATACATTACACTGACGAAGCAGATACTTTAATAATACAAGATGCTTTAGATACTTTAAAGTCTCTGGGTAAAACTAAAGTGTATCCGTATGGGAAAGGACAAGTTTGTTTTCACCATAAAGGAGATTATTTCTTTATTTCCCCATATAGCTTTAAGTGGTCTCCTAGACACAGAGCCAATGAAAAGTGGAGAAAACCTAAAGATTTAAGCATAAAAGGATGCTTTGAAGATATAGACGGATGGTGTGAGTACAAAAAAAGGAAGAGACTTGAAGACAAGAAATAACGGAAGATGGACAGAAGCTCGTTTCCGTTCCTTTATCGTCTCTGCACTCAGACAGGCTCACGCTAAGTGGGGTGTAAAGCATGATGTCAAGTCAGCGGCTAGGGTAGCTAGAGGGATGTACAAGTGTGCCAAGTGCGGCAAAGGCTCTCCAGCTACTCTACCACCGCTAGAAGGACGTAAGCGTAGGCGCAACAACGCAGCAGTAGATCACATAGACCCAGTAGTAGACCCAACAAAAGGCTTTATTGATTGGAACACCTACATTGAGAGGATGTTCATCGAAGCTCAGGGGTATCAAGTGCTGTGTCACAAGTGCCATACTGCTAAGACTAACGCAGAGCGTAAGAGGCGTAAGAAATGACTAAGCATTTAGTTATACCGGACACACAAGTTAAACCAGGAGATAAAGCAGAGCATCTACGCTGGGCTGGAGAGTACGCAGCAGAGAAGAAGCCTGACGTAATCATTTTCATTGGCGATCACTGGGACATGCCTAGCCTCAGTAGCTATGACGTAGGCAAGAAGTCTTTTGAAGGCAGGCGCTACATCAACGACATCAACGCAGGGATTAACGCTATGCGTAAGTTCCTAGAGCCTATACAGCGCGAACAAGACAGACTGAAGCGCAACAAGTGGAAGCAGTGGAACCCGCGTATGGTGTTTACTCTTGGTAATCACGAGCATCGTATCGAGAGGGCTATTGAGTCAGACCCAAAGCTAGATGGACTGTTGAAGTACGAAGACTTTATGTTAGAGGAGATGGGCTTTGAAGTTGTACCGTTTTTGGAGCCTGTTGTCATTGACGACATTGCCTACTGCCACTACTTTACTTCAGGCGTTCTTGGCAGGCCAGTTAGCTCTGCTAAACTAATGTTACAGAAGAAGTATATGAGCTGTGTGATGGGGCATGTACAAGACCGTGACATAGCCTATGCGCGTAAAGCAGATGGTACAAATCTATTAGGACTGTTCTCAGGTATCTACTACCAGCATGATGAGGACTACTTAACGCCACAGACTAACGGAAGCTGGGCAGGTATATGGATGTTGAACGAAGTATCTAACGGTGGTTGCGAAGAGCTTCCAGTTAGCATAAACTATCTGAGAGATAAGTATGGAGACTAAGATGGCTCTCACTTACTACGACTTAATAGAGAAGCTAAAGCAACTAGACGAACTAACAATCATAGAGATATTAAACATAACCTCAGATGAGTTAGTAGATGCGTTTAGTGAGAAAGCTAACGACAGACTAGAGCAACTTCAAGAGGAGTTTAGACATGAGACTGAATGACGCAACACCATCAGCTTGGGACAGAGCAACTAGAAAGACAGGACTAGAGGCTTGGATGAAGGCAGCACACGAGGAGGCTGAAGATATTATAGATGATGTCAACAAGCCACGACACTACAACACAGGCAACATAGAATGTATTGAAGCTATTGAAGAGTCTATGTCTAGTGTTGCATTCAAGGGCTACCTCAAGGGCAACTGCCTGAAGTACCTGTGGCGTTATGACTACAAAGGCAAGCAGGTAGAGGACTTGCAGAAGGCAGGCTGGTACTTGAATAAATTGACTAAGATGGTGACAGAGGAGAACAGCTAGTGGATCAGTATCAACAGTTTATACATAAGAGCCGCTACGCACGATGGCTACCTGAGCAGAAGCGTAGAGAGACATGGGCTGAGACAGTCAACCGCTATGTAGCCTTCTGGGTAGACCGTGGTCAGCTAGATCAAAAGACCAGTGCTAAGATGTTTGACGCTATACATAACATGGACGTTATGCCTAGTATGCGCTGCATGATGACAGCAGGGGACGCACTGACTAAGGACAATGTAGCAGGGTTCAACTGTAGCTACCTAGCCATTGACTCACCACGTAGCTTTGACGAGCTGATGTACGTTCTAATGTGTGGTACAGGCGTAGGCTTCAGTGTTGAACGTAACTTCATCACCAAGCTACCTGTCATTGCAGAGACATTCCACAAGACTGACAGCGTGATTGTAGTAGCTGACAGCAAGATAGGCTGGGCCTCTGCATTCCGTGAGCTAATCGCTATGCTGTACGCTGGGAAGATACCTAAATGGGACATGGGTAAGGTACGTCCTTCCGGTGCTAGACTCAAGACCTTTGGTGGTCGTGCGTCAGGGCCAGAGCCTCTGGTGGATTTGTTTAACTTCTGTGTAGAGGTCTTCACTAAGGCAGCAGGACGCAAGCTGACATCTATTGAGTGTCACGATGTAGTATGTAAGATAGCTGACATTGTAGTGGTAGGTGGTGTACGTAGGTCTGCACTGATTAGCCTCTCTAACCTGTCTGACCCGCGTATGGCTAAGGCTAAGTCAGGTAACTGGTGGGAGCTAGAAGGGCAGCGTAGGCTTGCTAACAACAGCGTAGCGTACACTGAGAAGCCAGACTTTGAATCCTTCTTAGGCGAGATGCAGAACATGTACGAGTCTAAGGCGGGTGAGCGTGGTATCTTTAGTCGTATAGCAGCACAGAAGATTGCAGCACGTAACGGTAGGCGTGACCCTGAGCAGGACTTTGGTACTAACCCATGCTCTGAGATTATCCTACGTAGTAATCAGTTCTGTAACCTGTCAGAGATTGTAGTACGCCCTGATGATACACTGGCTACGCTAAAGAAGAAAGCAGAGATGGCTGCTATCATTGGTACACTACAGGCTACCCTGACAGACTTCCGTTACCTACGTAACTGCTGGAAGAAGAACACTGAGGAAGAGGCACTGTTGGGTGTCAGCATGACAGGTATT